GGCGTCACCTACCAGATCCCGCCCGAGAATGTCGTCCACTTCCGCAACGGGCTCAATCCGTCCAATACCCGGATGGGACTGGCGCCGCTCAAATCCGCACTGCTCCAAGTCTTCGCGGATCAGGAAGTCGGATTATGGGTTGCCGCTCTGTGCCGGAATATGGCGATCCCTGGCGTGATGGTCAATCCCACCGAGGCAATCGGGATGACGCCCGAGAAGGCGGAGCAGATTAAACAGGTATGGAAGCGGAAATTCGGCGGCGACAACCGGGGCGAGCCGCTGATCCTGGACTTTCCGGCCAGCGTGGAAGTCCTCGGCTTCGATCCGAAACAGATGGATTTTACCGCGATTCACCACATCGCGGAAAGCCGCATCTCCGGGGCGCTCGGTGTCCCGCCTCAACTGCTTTTCCTCGACGTTGCCAACGACTCCAGCAGTTACAACAATTTAACGACTTTCGAGCGCATCGGATGGGAGCAGGCGCTCATTCCCGCTTACGAAAACATCGAAGACACGATCGATGCCAATCTGCTCACCGACTTCGAGGCTGACCCGCTCGCACGCGGGATCTTCACGGAATTCGACACGCACGATGTCCGGGCGCTCAAGGAAGATCAGGATAAGAAAGAGGCTCGGGCGCGTGATGCGTGGACTGCCGGACTGATGACGATGAACGAGGCGCGGGGCGTCTTGGGCCTTGATCCTGATCCGGCTGGCGACTTCTTCTTCCTGCCGTCCAATGGCCGGCCAGTATTGGCCTCAACGGCAATGGACCGCGCCGCGCAGGAAATCTCAGATCCGACCCCGGCTCCTCCTTCTGCCATTGGCTCAGGGCAGGATAACGCACAGGATTCAACGCCTAAGCGACTCCTGCCCACTTTTTTTTTGAGCAAAGCGGTGGAATGGGGAGGGATGACTTTGAGGCGTGAGCCGTCCGATCTTGAGAAGTTGATCGATATCAAGGCCATTGCCGAGACGATGGCCAAAGGCGAGCGGGATGTCTCCACCTACCTGCTCGGGCTGCGCGATCGCTGGATCTCGGAACTGGCGGACGAATTGGACGATCTCGATCCGGCTGAGTTTCCCGCGGTGACCGCCAAGCCAACGGAGCGGGATCGCTCGCTCTTGACCGATCTTTTAAGGGGCTTGTTTGTGGCCGGGGCGGTTCTGGTCGTGGGTGAGGTGCTGCGGCAAGGGGAAAGCGGCAGCGACGACCGGCAAAGCGCCGATGACTCTGAGGGGATGTCTAGGCTCGCCTCGGCCACGCTCTCCCGGGTTGCCAATGATGTAGCGGCTCGGGCCATTGCCTCCGCTGTCCAGGCTGTGACGCTCGGCGTTGCCATTGCTGACCGGATCAGGACGGACTTCTCCGAAGGTTCAACGGCTTATATCGACCGGGCGGCGGCTGGTGCCAGTAACGCGGCCATCGCTCGGGGCCGGGATGCGGAGATCGAGGCGCGGGGAGTGGAGCTCATTGTCTATTCCGCGGTGCTGGATTCCGGGACTTGTGAGCCATGCGGAGAGGTGGACGGCGTGACGGGCAAGATTGACGAGATCCCGGCTGTGCCAAATCCGGCCTGCCTCGGCGGGTCAAATTGCCGCTGTGTCCACATTCCGATAATCGCACTGTGACACTAAATCACTGATTTTAGTTAAAAAGGGGTCGTGATGAACGAGGCCAGACCAATCAAGGCAGACGAGATCCGGCGAATGACCGTTCCGTTCGAGGTCAAATCCGTGAAGATGGCGGAGGGTGAATCCTCCTACGCGGGCGAGATCGAAGGGTACGCAGCCGGAATCCACAATATTGACCGCGCTGGAGACATGATCCTCCCCGGCGCGTTCGCCGCTGATCTGCCCCGTTTCCTGTCTGAAGGCGTCGTCTGCTGGCAGCACGATTGGGCGGACCCGATCGGATCGCCGGTCGAGGCCCGGGAAGACAGTTTCGGCTTGTGGACAAAGAGCCGGATATCCAAGACGACCCGCGGTGTGGATGCCATGACCCTGATCCGTGATGGCGTGGTCAAAAAGATGTCGATCGGCTACAGCGTCCAGGATTACGAGTCGGTCAACAGGTCCGGTCTTATGGCATACCTGGCTGGCACGACCTTAGCGGAAGAGCGCAAGGCCGGAATCCTTGCCGCCTTCGATGAGATGGACATCGGATTCCTCTTCCTGCTGAAGAAGATCAAGCTTTACGAATATTCGCCCGTATCCATTCCGGCGAATCCGAACGCAATGATAACGGATGCCAAGTCGCTGACCGGCTTGACGTTCGCGCAACACTCCGAAGCGGTGCTTACTGCCGTAGAGGGATTACGGGAGCGGATCGCGGAAATCACCGCGCTGCGCTCAGAGCAGGGGCGAAAGGCTAATCCGGCACATCTGGAGCTGATCGACAATCTGTCCGATCGATGCGCCAGCGTGATTCAGGAATTGCATCGAATGAATGAGGCGCTGAAGCCGGAAGATCCGGCAGATGACCAGAAGACAATCGAGGCAAGGGCCGCATTCGCTCAGTTTTTAAGACTTCAAGCACAGAATTTAGGAGTGAACACATGACTAAACTTCAAGAGTTGATCCTGAAGCGTCAGAAGCTGGCCGATGATCAGAAAGCCGCTTTCGATGCCTTCAAGGATGTTTCGGAAATCCCCGAGGACAAGCTCGCGGAGATCAAAAGCCGCAATGACGAGATTTCCACGCTCGACGCGGGCATCAAGAAACTGACCGACATCGAAGAGATGAAGAAGGGCGCCTCGACCGCGATGGTCCACGCGACCGGCGAAACGAAGCCGACCGAGGCGACGAAAAACGTCAGGGTCGAGTTTCCCCGCGTCAGCTCAGTCAAAAACTTTCGCGGTGAGCAGGGAGGCCGCAAGGCCGATGAGCGTGCTTTCCGCTTCGGCAAATGGTTCAAGGGCGTCATCGTCGGTGATCCTGCATCAAAGCAGTGGTGCGTGGACAACGGCATCGACATCAAGGCGCACAGCGAAGGGACAAACTACCTCGGTGGTTATCTCGTTCCGCCCGAGTTCAGCAACGATATCATCGATCTCCGTGAGCAATACGGCGTGGCCCGTCAGGTGACGCGGGTTGTCTCGATGGGATCGGACACGCTGTCGATTCCGCGCCGGACTGGTGGGCTGACCGCCTACTTCGTCGGCGAAGCGACCGCGATCACGGAAAGCTCGAAATCCTGGGATCAGGTCAATCTCGTCGCTCGCAAGCTCGGCGTTCTCTCCCTGTGGAGTTCGGAACTGAACGAGGATGCGATGGTCAACATTGGCGACGATCTGGCCGGTGAGATCGCCTACGCTTTCGCCAACAAAGAGGACCAGTGCTTCTTCAATGGCGACGGAACCAGCACTTACGGGACCATTACCGGCGTCAGGCAGCGGCTCGAAGACGTTTTCACCGTTTCGGGTGGAACCGGCCTGACGGTCGGCGCCGGCAACGCCTACAGCGAATTGACGCTGGCGAATTTCCATAGCGTTCTCGCATCCCTGCCGCTCTACGCTCGGACGGGCGCCGTGTGGGTTGCTTCCGCGACCTTCTACGATTCGGTGATGACGAAGCTCCAGACGGCGGCGGGCGGTAACACCGTGGTCGATATCGCCAACGGCGGGCAGCAGAGATTCCTCGGCTATCCGGTCGTGCTGTCTCAGGTCATGCCGACCACTGAGGCGAACTCGCAGATCTGCGCCCTGCTCGGAAACTTCCGGCTTGGCTCGACTCTCGGTGATCGCCGGATGCTGACGCTGGCCCTGTCCTCGGATTACAAATTCGCGGAAGACCAGCTCGCCATCCGCGGGACTGAGCGTTTTGATATCAACATTCACGATGTCGGCGCGACCGGAACGGCTGGCCCGATCGTCGGTCTGATCACCGCTTCGAGCTAATAGGGAGGTAAATAGACAATGAACAATCTGCAAGAGAAACGCACTCTCCTGATCGCTCCGGTGGCTTCGACCAATGGCGAAACCAACACGGCGAATCTGGACTGTAAGGGTCAGAACTTCGTGGAGATCGATGTCCAGATCGGCGCATTCAACGGCGGCACTAACGGCGTTTCGCCGCTGGTCTGCAAGCTGAGTGAGTCCGATGATACGGTCGTCACGAACTTCGCGGACATCTCCGGCGCATCGGCGGCTTCGTCCATCACAGCGTCCGGGAACTGCCGCTTTTTCGTGGATCTGAAGGCTCGGAAACGGTATCTGAGGCTGACGTTCTCGCCGGCCACGGCCAGCACGAACAGCTCGACGGTCGTCACGGCCATCGCTCGATTCAGCAAGGCCGATGCCGCTCCGGCTTCGACCAGTGCATTCGGTGATACGGTCGTCAAGATCGTCTGACCATAACCCGAAGGGGTGATGAGATTCATCACCCCTTCATGAATTCATTGACGCCATGAATGAAATCAGAATTACAGACCGGATATTCCATCCGGAAGGTGAATACTCAATCGTTGACCGAGAGGACGGCGTGAGGGTGCTTAGGGTTGAATTCCGGGGTTATGAACTGGTTGAAAGACCGGATGGAATACAGAGAATCGATGCCGATCTCAACGCATTGAAGGCGCAGATCGAAGAAGCCGAGAGGAGGCTGAATGAAGCTTAATCTCGGCTCCGGGCATCAAAAGATCCCTGGATTTACAAACATTGACCGCTCGCTCGGGACTGAGGCTTATCCCCTGACGGATTATGCCGACGGCTCGGTTGATGAGGTCAGGGCTTCCCACGTACTCGAACATTTCCCACACGCGGAAGTTCCTCGGGTCATTGCTGAATGGGTCCGGGTACTCAAGCCCGGTGGTTATTTGAAAATCGCGGTCCCTGATGTCCAGTGGATCGCCGCCAATCTCAACCGGAGCGATCTTCCGATCGAGGGCTTCCTGATGGGAGGCCAGACGGACGAGAGCGATTACCACAAGAGCATCTTCGATGAGAGGAAGCTAACGCGGTTGATGCTCAACGCCGGACTGGTCGATCTCGAGAAGTGGCAATCCGAAATCTCGGACGCTGCATCTCAGCCGGTCAGCCTGAATCTGAAGGGCCGGAAGCCGGAAGAAGGCGAGGCGCCGCAGGTGCTGGAGGTCAAGGCGAAGATCGCGGCCATCGGCTCCGTTCCCCGGCTCGGCTGGCAAGCTCACTTCGGGGCTTTGTGGAAGGCGCTCAACACCGAAGAATGGAGCATTCCATTCTGGAAATTCGGCGGGGCGTTCTGGGAACAGGGGATGACGAAGGGTTTGCAGAAAGCCGTGGATGATGGGCTGGATTGGGTGATCGCTGTCGATTACGACACGCTCTGTGACCAGAAGGATATCAAGGAATTGATCACCCTGGCGGCGATGTACCCGGAGGCGGATGTCATCGTACCGTGGCAGGTCAGGCGCGGAGGGGATGGACGATACCTGTTCACGATCGCGGACGCCAATGGCAACGCCCGGCATTCTGCCACGTATGACGAATTCGAGCAGGATCTGACGCCGATCACAACGGGTCATTTCGGCCTGACGTTGATCAAGGTTGAGACACTGAAGCGGATGGAAAAGCCGTGGCTTTGCTCATATCCGAATCCCGAGAATGGCGAATGGGATGAGAAGCGGACGGATGCGGATATCCACTTCTGGCGCCAGCTCCAGAAAGCCGGCGGTCACGCATACATCGCCAATAATGTCCGGGTCGGTCACGTGGAAGAAGAGATCACCTGGGTCGATCGGGAGTTTAATGTTTTCCGGCAACCGATGAACGATTGGAACCTGAACGGAAAACCGGAGGCGTGCCGATGAAACAGCAAGGCAAAAAGATTCGATTCATCAAGCCATACGGGCTCAACGCGGTTGGCGATATCATCACACCGCAACCGTTCGACATCGCCCGAATCCTCGTCATGCGAGGCGTTGCAACGTGGGTCAAGGAAGACAAGGACCCGGACGGCGACGGCAAGGACGAAGGCGGGATCTTCGGGATCAAGAAAGCGTTCTCAGCGCCGCCCGCGGGCAAGAGTGGTAAAAGGGGTAAATAATGGCCGGAAGTTACGCCACAATCGGACAGGCTCGGGATTACGGATATCAGTCTCAGGACTCGGACGAGACGATCCTGATCGATATCGTCAAGCGGGCCTCCCGGATGTTCGATCGATACTGCGGCCTTCCTGATGGCTATTTCGACCGCGTGGCGGCCTCCACCGCTGCCACAACTCGCTATTTTTGGGGTGATGGGACCGACTTTCTCAAAGTAGATCCATACCTGACGGCCACGACGCCAACAGTCACACTCCCGACCGGATTCTCGACAATCACCTGGATCGAGGCCAATCCGCTATCCACGACGAAAGCCCGGCACACGAACGCCGGTGAATTCTTTCTGATCCGCACATACGGAGATAATGCCAGCAGGTTGACGGCACTTTCTGAGCGCCGGGATTACTTCTATGCCGAGTTCTCCAACGATATGGACTATATCGGCTGGCCTGCCGGAATCCGCGCCTCCGTCTCTGCAAAGTGGGGATGGGCCGCTGTGCCGGATGATGTCAGAGAAGCGGTCCTCGAAACGACGATTGCGATCTGGAGAAACAAGGATCAGGCATTCGCCCGCGCCGTGGCGATCGATTCCAATATTCTAATCAATGACGTGATGCCTCCCCGCGCAAAGATGATCGCGGATCGGTATCGTGTCGGAAAGGTGAGTTTCGCATGATTGCTCGATTGATTTGCTGGCTCTGCGGGCATCGTTTCAAGGTGGGCTTTTGGGAAACAAAATGCGAAAGGTGTGATCAAGTGAAAAAAGATCGACTGTTTCAATTCATCAAAGACGAACAGGGACAGGATGTCGTGGAATATTCGCTCCTGCTGGTCCTGATCGGCGCCGCGGCGATCTTCCTCCTGACTGCAATGGGACAGAGCATCAGCGCCATATTCTCCAAGATCAATGACAGGCTC